GTAGCTTACTTGGCGAGAAGTTGCTTCCAGCCGTGTTACAAAGTTCAAAACATTTGTCGGAGCGTGTCGCTTTGACAAAATTTCGTTTTGAATCTGAGTAGGAACAAGGAAGCCACCGTCGGCGTCGTTCATTCCGCTAAGGGACTTGAGAGCCGCTGGAGATGCGTTTCGAAGACCCTTTCGGATTACTTCTTCAAACGCGCCACGGTATTCGGCAGTGCCGATCCTTTTTGCTTGCGCAGCAGTGATATCGCCGCCCTTGAATTCCAGGCGTCCATCTTCGGTCCATTCCGCTTCGTCAGTCTTGAGCATTTGCGCGCCCGATCCGACAAGGGAAGTCGCGCTGTTTGCGCCGTTGATAAGAGCCAATTTTTCGTTGACTGTGTTAAGCTCATTGGTCGCAGTCTTCAGAGCTTCGAAATCAATGGATTCCTCTTTCTGAATGGCTTCGACTTTTGCCTTGAGCTCAAGTTGAGACTTAAAAAGTTCTTGCTTGTTCATGGTTTTAGTTCAAAAGTGCCGCCTGCGCTAGTGCCAAAGCCGCCGCATCGCGAATAGCTTTTTCGTCGATCGGTTCAGCGTCTGGAACTGGGTCAGATGGCGTGAGGTCGTGGCCTTCCAGAATCTCGTTCAGAACCTCGCGGATCTCGGCAAGGTCCTTCAGCCGATCAGCTGAAACCTTCTTGCCTTCCGATTCACGGGTTGCCTTGAGTTCTGTGAGGCGAGTGGCGACTGCTCGAACGGCACCATGAGCCGAAGCGAGTTGATCTGCCAAAGTCGCACCAGGAGCGTCTTTCGCGGAAAGTGTTTGAGTGAGCGGATTAGAGCCGCGCAGTACCGGGGACCATTCAACAAGGTCCACTTTGGTAACGTGGTATTCGTCACCGTCCATGTCGTGACCGAGTTCGAAGTAACCAACCGAGTATTCAGTGACGACGCCTTCCTTAATCAGCTCAAAAGCCTCGCGGCCTTTTTGGATACTAAGAAGGAATTGAGCTTTCACGTACAATCCGCCATATTCGCGGATCGCTTCCGGGAGCATAGGATCACCAGCAGAGAGTTCTCTCACTTCCAGCGTCTTAGCAATTGGTTCGTCCCATTTGTGCATCCAGCAGCCGATTGGGGACTTCTCACGGATAGAATCCGAGTAGCAACCGAGGCGCATAATTTCCCCGTGGCTATCCTTCACGCCGAAAACCGACGGGAATAGCTCGACAATGCCCTTCGTGTCATCCACGACTTTCAAAGCCACACAGGTGGAACTCTTGCGAATCAGTTCGCTCATGTCCACAGATACACGCGCACAAAAAATGCCCCACGGTTTCCCGTGAGGCTATGAGTTGGCTATCTTTGGAGAGTTTTGGTTAAAAGACTATGTGAACGGCTCAAAGCCCTGACGCCCGTCGCTTCGAATCAGCGTGCAGTTGCACCCCATCTTGCAGATCGTGGAGCAATCGCCAGGAAACGAGGGGAGCTCGTCCGCTTGCCAAGGGCTGAGGCTCGCAAAGTCTATGCAGTCCTGGCAGTGCTCAGAGTTGCCCAGCTTCCAGTTAAAACTGAACGGTGCGCTCTCAGGATCAGTCACAAAGGACTCATTGGCAGTGCCGCGTAGCTTCAGAGCGTAGGCATTTGCCCTCGTGAGCATCGCGCCCTGGTTCCATTCCTCACCGTCAAAGTATCGACCGTTCAGAATATCATCGCGCCACCGTGCAAGGTACTCCGAGTCAATATCAGCCGCAATCCTTCCGGCTTGCAGGTCTGCATCGCTCATCGGGATCTTGGAACCGGCGCGGACACGCCCGAGATACCATGCCCTGCTATGCTCGTCGGCTAAAACGTCGTAAGCGGCATCCGCAAAGCCCTGCGCGTCCAAATCTCCCGCCATGACGCGCTCGGCAAGAGCCTTCATGGTTGCGGACATTCGACGGAAGACAGGTCCTAACGACTTCGGAACCTCAAACCCAGCCGGCAGTTCTTTTCGGTGCGGTAAATGGGCTTTGTAAGCCAAGGTTCTAGGATAATGACGGCCTGGAGTATTGGAATACTCGTGCATCTTGGGAGTTTCCTCGTCGAATTCCTCAAATTTCAGTTCTATCATTAGCCCTGTGGGTTATAGCCTCAATGTGACGCGCTTTTGCAAGCTGAATCTGTGATTGGCTGGTTAAATCGTAGAAAAACCCGTCATTTTCAGCAGGCTCAAAGTCCATCGCCTTCCGCGCTTCGTTGAGCATGATGATTCCAGACTGAAATAGCCCCGAGATGCGGGTTGCCATCTGGTCCAAATCATCCTGCAAGGCATCCACACGCCTTCGGTCGTACCCGAGATAATACAGCGGATCGGGCAGAAACTCGGTCAGAAGTTCGCTCGTGAGCTGACGAGAAATACGGTCCCCGAACGGGATCAGAAAGTTATCCCACGCCACACGGACCAAGGTCTTAACGTTGTTGTAGGTGCTAACGTCGAGGCCACTCGCAAGCTGGAGCGCAACGCTCGGCACGTTGAAAGCCGCACAGATCCGCTGCTCAAAGTCTTTGCGGAGTTCCCCGAGCATCATGTTCTTAGGATTCGAATCAATGGTGGTAACGTCCATTGGCGAGCCGAACATCATCGGATTACCCCGGTTGCTTCCGGTGGTCATCGCTCTGAGGTTTGCCTTGATTGCACTGATCGTGCTAGGGTCTACTTGAGTTTCGCCCTTCGGAGAAAACACGAGCCCAAGAACGCCAAAATTCTGCAGCACTGCGCGGACGTACTCGCTTGCTTCCTGGTCGCCTAAGATTTCGCGCAGTACAGCCTTGAGTGGAGTGAATCCGCGCCTGGAGTCCTTTGGATCGCGACCGTACTTCAGCACAATCACGTCAGTTCGCGGCAGTCGGTAGTAAGAACCATCGTCCGACGTGTACCGGATAATCTCGTCGGAATCAAAAGAACAATGCGTGTGCGTGAGATACTGCAAGCCGACGCAAGCGCCCGAACCATCGCGCACCTTGTAAAGAAACGCCGTGCCTTCGGTCACCAAAGAAAGCGCAATGCCGAATTCCAGAGCGTCCCGAGTTTCACCAGCAATATTGCCCTCGTAAATGTCTTTGATGCGCTCACGAACCGGACCGGTGTAAATCTCGTCTTGGTCGCTCTCGGTGTCCTTTGTAAAAATCTCAAGCTCAACCTGCGAGAAGCTAGTCCAAACGAAGTTAATCAGAGACGCCACAACCGAGTTAAGGTAGATTGGCTCCTTGCTTGGGTCTAGGCTCGCAAGCTGGGCAATGAACGTGCTATTCCCGGCATTGTAGCGTGGCGAGGTCGTAACACCACGGAAAGCCTCGACAGCCTGCTTTAATCTTTGAGGGAATCGCACGGTCACATATACACTTGCAAGGTGCGTTTTTTGGCGAGCGTGGCAAACGCATGGCTAAATGAGTCGACTTGGTCATCATGTTTCCCGTTTGGAAACACTCGGCACTCTTCAATAAAGTCACGGTTCCAGGATGCGCGAACAAGCGTGATATTCCCAGCTTCCACTTGTGCCGCCACGGGTTCCGACCTAAATTCCTTTGATCCACGTTCTTTGATAATTGATACATTAAACCCAGCAAGCAATCGCACAAAGGCGTCGGAAGCGTCTTTGTGGTCATCAGGACCAGTGATCGCAACATAATTGCCATCCATCTCCGCAGTCTTGAGAATGATCTTGTTACGCTCATGCACCGTCTTTCGGAATCGCACCACATCAATCACGTAAAAAGCGCCTATCGGATCTGGTCCTGCCATAAGCACCCCGACGGTATAGTCCCCGTCTTCGGTCGCTGCCATGTCCCAGTGCCTATGCCTCTTGAGATTAAGCGGCACTTCGCCAATATCGCAATACTTGAAACCCGATACCTTGAATAATGCGCCCTCTTTGGGGGTTGGGTTCTGCTGATATAGCGCGTTGTAGGCATATTCGCCCATCGCGAGGCGCCTGTTTCGAAGTTTAGGCAAAGTCCATCCCCCTTCCGGCCATAGCGCATCACCAGTGCGCCTGCGTAGCGGATCGCCTGTTTCTGCTTCAGCCTTTAGAAGCAACACTTCCCACTGGTCCGCATCGGGTTCCTCTTTTGCGAGTTCGTCGGATCTTCCAGCGATATCATCCTCATTCCACCTGGTCCAAATGCAGATCACAACCCCATCAGGCTGAATCCGCGTCATAAGACCCTGAGTGAACCAGTCCCACGCGGTATCGCGGAATAGTGCGGAAGCGGCTTGCTGTGCGTCCCTGGTCGGGTCATCTACGATAATCAGGTCAAAGCCTTCCCCGGTTGGCACGTTTCCCGTGCCCCGAGCCATGACCATAGAGTTTTCGGTAGTGAACCACTCGTTAGATGCAAACTTGTCTTGAGCAAGCTGAATCCCTTGTTCCCGAGCAAGGTTTCGAATATCCCGGGAAAGCTTTTCAGCAAACCGCTGAGAGTAGCCGGTAATCAGGATGCGGCATCCAGGACGATGTTTGAGATACCAGAGTGCTAGCCCTTTGGTCACCGTCTCGGTTTTGCCGTGACGCGGTGGCATGTGGATTCGAGCGCGCTTGACTTTGCCAGCGATGATCTGGTCTATGAATGATGCGATTGCCAGAAAGTGCTTTGCGTTGTAGCTGTAACCGCGTTTAGCGATCTTCTTCAACCAGTTCAGGTACGAGTGCGTCGTCTGTGCTGGCTGGCAAGGCGTCATAGTCCTGGGCAGGCTGAACGGATCGGAAAAGCTGAACGAATCGCTGTAGCCCAGTATGGATGGCTTCCGTGTGTTTGATGACATCGCCAGTATCTTTGTTTCGCAGATAGTCCTTGTCGGAAAGTAGTTCGGCTTGGGCGGTCAGCATGTCCATCGTAGCAACGCCGAAGTTTTCCAATGCTTCCATGAACCGATTGAACTTAGGTTCAATATCTGCACGATTTTCTACCGATTTGAATTCTTCAACCCATGTCTGCACTGTGCTACGAGCGACCTTGTGCTTCTTGGCTAAAGTCTCGTAAGTGTGGTCGCCTCGAACCCAATCCGTGATTACATCCGCTTTCTTTTGGGGATCATGCGCCATAGGTTAAAATCTCCCGTTTTGAGGATACGGTCGGGAGAACACCGCTTGATGACCACAGGATAAAAGACTTACTTTGCCCGCAGGAACAGGTTTGCGCCCTTTGGTAGGTTCAGTGCCTTAAGTGCAGGAACGGACTTCTCTAGCGATTCAAGTAAAGCAGGGGAAAGCTCGATGTCGATATCTCCGTCACCTGGTTGCTTGTCGCTTGCATCAAGCATCGCGAAGACTGCCTTGATGATTTGCCATGCCGC